CCGTGTGCGTTGACGATTTCCACATCAACGGCATGTTCAGCGCCATCAGCGCGAGTGACAGTGATGCGAATCGCGCCCACTTCATCCGAGGACGAGAATTCAGACCCAGCGACGCCACGCGCACACATGGCGAGAACCGCCATGCAAGCAATGTGGCCGACTTGCTGGGATTGGTCATAGGTCAGACCGGTGGACATACTCAGCCCTTGATGGGGACGAGACGCGAGGGAGTCACCACGATGCGGCCAAAGTTTTTGGCGTCAACGTAAAAGGCGTTATCGGCGAAGGTGTAGTTGCCGGGAACGTAGGGCGCTTGGTTATCTTCCAAGCTGATAGGGAACTTTTCGGGAAATTCAGCCAGGACGCCGTTTTTATCCACGGTCCACAGGTAGCCCGTTTGGGTCCGCATGGTGTAGGGCTTGCCGGAAGTTTTGCCAATCCCGGAGCGTGTTTCGATTGGTGCGCCGGTTACTTGAATTTTGACCATTTTTGCATTCCTGCTAGAGTTGAGTTAGGGAGATGAGAACGTTCACATTTAGTGAACGCAGGCAAACGTTAACAGAAGGTGAACGCAATGTCAAAGCCCGAGTATTTAGATCAACTTCTTGAGATGGCCAGCAAGGCCGCAGGAAGCGACTACAAATTAGCCGCCTTTTTGAACCAACCACGCTCAGCCGTAAGCATGTGGAAGGCCGGAACTCGCCCGTGTCCCGCTGGGGATGTGGCCCTTATGGCCGACTTAACAGGCATGGACGCCGAGGCATGGCTAGCACGTGCAACGGTGGCTCAATATGCCGGAACTGCAAAGGGGGAAAGGCTCGCCAAAGCATTGGGAAAAGCTCTGCTAGCGACTGGCGCGGTGCTCGGTTCCGCTGGAGCACACGCCCAAGAGACCCTTAGCTACTTGATACGATGTATAGAAAGGTTAAGTTCTTTCCCACCGTCAGAACCTCATTTTAAGGCCGCCACGGTCTAGCCTTCGGCACATGCCGCAAGCGGCATCAGGACCGCATGTAGAACTAGTGCTATATCTGTTTATCAGTGAGTGGATGGCCTGAACCTTTTCGCACCGGTTGACCAGGTAGCGGGGCATCATCCGGCCAGTCGAGCCGCGAAACTTGCCGGTAGACGAACCACGCAAGCACACCCCACAAAAGCAGATTACCAAGCATCAGACAGCCCCCGCCATGACCAGATCACGCGCTTGGAGCCAAGCAACCGCAGGAGGCAGACGCTTCAAAGCCTCAATGGGCGCAGCCTTCGGCTTGAGCGCCAAGCGAGGCTTAGGCGTAAAGACCCGAGAGAGCAAAGACGTTTTTTTCACTGGAGACATAAGCCTGCCCTTGATGTGCCACGGTGACAGATAGGAAAACGGTCCCATGTACGTCTCACCGTGAAAAGAAGGGTCCGCAGGGTCACGAATCCAATCCCTGAAAATCTGGAGGGTGTCATACCCTTGCTGTATGTCATCACCCCGGTAAATCTCCCGGTCTATCGTGACGCCGGGAACGTCAGCGAGGGACGTTTGGGCAATGTGCATACGGGGGAGGGTGCCACGCTTGCCCATCAAATGCCCGATAACAGGAATTTTGATCTTGTCGGCCCTGATGCACTTGACCAGGTATTCAGCCAAAGCGACGCGCAATTGCTTATCGACCATATCAAGCGACTGGACGATTAAATAGCAGTCCCAGCCTTTTTTTCGGGAATGGATAAGCCAGTCGATCAAGGCAGCACGCCCCTTATCTTGGAATGAACGCGCATTGAACCATGAGCCCAATTCGTCCAGAACAAGAATGCCATTTTTGGTTTCGTCGTATCGATCAGGGTTGCCAGGTCCAGCCGCCTCCAAATCGGCTGCTGTGGGCTTGTCAGGGACACGAACAGCATTAGCCAAAGAGGAAGCCGGAAGCAAATTTTCTAGCCACAGATCAAAGTTAGTAGCGACGCGCCGACCTTCGGCCAAGGCCTTGCGCATCTTGGTAACAGCATATTTGCCCTTGCCGGTGCCAAGCTTACCTTGCACAATATAGACGGACATTCTAATTGTCCCTAAATTCTGTTAAGTTGCAGGCTTCAAACATCAAAATATACCTATCTGTCGCCATCTTTTTAGGCAAGAATCATGCCTTCAAAACAACGTGTAGCAAATCACGCTGCCACACGTAGACCGTACAAGCGGTCCAGATGGTCATATAGCTGGAAATGCAGCCAGACGCAGCCGGGGGGATGGCAATGCCAAGGCACATCACCCAGAAGTCGGGCATTCCAAACGTGCCACCGGAAAGGCCGAGCAGCACACCACGAAACGCCACATAGAGCGCAACGGTGATGGTAGTAAAAGCAGTGACGCCGGCCAGACCAAAAGCGACTTTGCGGGTCACATATTGAGCAAGCCACGCGACGATACCGCCGAAAAGGTTTGTAAGTAGTACGCCTAAAACTGGCATTTAGCCACCTCCCGAACTGGTAGTAACACGGAACACCATTGCCACAACCGCGAAGAACGTCCACACGGTCCAAAGGAAATTCATCAAGGTGTAGATCAGAGGCAAATGGGGACAAATATCGAGAGTCACAGACGTGCCGCCCAACTTGGCCGGAAGAGTCATCAACACGGTCGGGGAACACGAACCATTAGTCAACCAGGTGGGAATAACACCCCAGCTTGTATCTTTGCCGGAAGAGTCCAAGACAGACGCCATCGCACCATCACGCTGATTGGCGGCACTGTCGGTAGCGTTGGTCAAGCTAGTAAAAGTGCCGTCGCCGTTAGGTGTGCCGGTTTCGTCCATCTTGACCGCACATACAGGCTGGCCGGGCGCACCACAGGCCGCCTGTTCGGTACCATCACCGGGAGCAGTAGAGCGGCCAGGATTGATAACGACGCCACCACCAGAACCAGAGGGGCCACCGGAAGCGCCACCAGAGCCGGTAGACGGCACACGAGAAGCACCAGACACGCCAGAAGGAACGGCACCGGCGGCCGGGTTGCCAGAGGCTTGCGGAGTATCACCACGACCAGTGGCAGACACAGAGGGAAGAGGGTTAGCAGCAGTACCAACACAAACGGTTTTGCCGTTAATCTCGCCAACACTACCAGGACACGACGGGGGAACTGTTAACGGGTCTATGGCTTGACTCTTGGCACTACAAGAAGAACCAGTAGAAACATAACGGCTGTCGGTACTCGAACGGTACAGACCAGAAGCGGTAGGAGTGGAACTCATCCACGCCATCTCAGCGCCAGAGTAAGACCAACCACAAGAGCCATCACACATGGAAACGGGCGGATGCCCATCACCAGACACATAACCGTCAAAACCATCAGAAGGTGTACGTTTCCATCCATCTGTGACGTTAAAAACTTTGATTAGGCCAGGTTCACAAACTGGGGCAGGAACGCAGGTAGAACCCGACTCGATGAATCCGTTATTACACGTGCAGGAAGTGGAACCGGTGGAATTAGAAGGGCACGAAGCAGGAAGCGAACGAGTCGCAACGTCTGAAGCAAACCCACGCGCCACAGGGTCGCCGGGGTAGTAATGGCGACAAAAGTATTGCGCGCCGTCAATGACAAAGGGACCAGGCTCAAACGCCCAAGAGCCGCCATTGGCTTGAACATTGAAGGTAGAACACGCCGAGGACAAAGTACCCCAATTGCCAGCAGCATCCTGATATTGGACAGTAGCCGACGGGGTAATAACAGCGGAAGCAGAAAACGAAAACAGCCACCCCGCGAGAAGCAGCAGCAAAACGCGGAGTAGCTTACACATGGCAATTAAGCCTTGCCGCCCAGACGCTTAATGAACTTGGCAGCCACGTTCCAGATCACACCACCACCGGCGATGGTGATGAAGGCAGCGCCACCGATGGCCACAACAGCCAGGATATCGATAACAGACGAAGCCACAGCAGCGCTGACTTCAGTAGGAACGGCAGCTTGAGCGGAAACACCAGCGGCCAGCACGGAGCCCAACAGGGCCATTTTTGTCGACTTGTTCATTTTGAACCTTTCAGAAATCACCGGGAAAGCGCCCGGCAGCGCATCAGACCGCACGGCCCAATTCTTTGAAAATCCTTGCCCACTTGCCCCAGGTGAATGCGGCCCAGTAAACAAGGACGATTCCCCCAAGAACTAGGGAGATAAATTCGGTATCGGTCACGATGAAGCCCCTTGACGGTAGCCAGCAACACCAGCGAAAAACAGGGAAACAAGAACAATGACGATGGTCAGCATTCGAATTTCCGTGATCTCAGCACCGGGCGCAGGAGTGGACGAACCACCAGAGGGAGGAACGGCAGCGGAAGGCGTAGCGGTGATCGACGTTACTGTCTCATCGCCATAGGTAGCCCAATGAAGCTTTGTACCCACGATCACAGGATCAGAAGTACAACTCAGCATAAGAGGATCATCAACACCGGCCAGAACGTCAGCACAGGCCGAGCTAGACGCCGTATAGGTATTGCCCCAATTAGTGACAACAGACCCGGCAGCAGCGAAGGACTGAAAAGACAGCAGGGACAACACGAAGGCGAACAGGTAGCGCATCACTTGCCCCACCATTCATTCATTGCGGCAGCACGTTCAAGGCTGGCTTGTTGAAATTTGGATTCGCGATCGGTAGCAATCTGCTCGATTGGAGCCAGGACACAACCGACGAGATTGAGCGCGAGAAGGAAGAAGAACAGACCGACGTTTTTCATGCTATAGCCCTTGGAAAAGATGAATAAGCACCGTCGTGGAAACGCTCGGGAAGCTCACGCAATACAGTCATAACCATGCCGACACCGGCAACGAGCTTGCAGCTATAGGCAGGCTCTAACCATTCACCCTTGACATACGACCAGATGCCACCGGCAAAGCGTTGAGCATCACCAACGCCATGATTGGATTTGACCCACTCAGGAAGATTGAACCAAACGCGCACCTGGCGGGCTTGTTCGTCCAGGCCGCCGATACCGTAGAGGCGAAGCCCTTTCGGAAACTTGGTTAGCTCCCCGAGCTTGGAAAGGTATTTCATGAGGTAGCCCACACCGGCCAATGCTGGCTGAGTGTTTGACATGCCATGCGGCCAGAAGGGCGCACGTTTGCGGGTTGGTTGGTCCCAGAAAGGCATATTGACGCCGTGAGGAAGCCACGCCAGAAGGTGATAGTGCACAACGGAGTCACCGGTACGCTCAAAACGCTGTGGTTGAATCTCAGCAACCCACGTATAACGGCATGGGAGGCCTTTTCGCTTGCACCAGCCACGGTAGGCCCGGATAGCCTCAGAAACGTGCCTAGCGGCCCATGCGTGGGCCTTGGCGTAGGTCAGGGTAACGAACCAGCAAACCGGAGGCCTGAAGCCATGATCTGCGACGCCATGCAGATGACCAGAAGCCCATACAGCCTTTTTTAGACGTTTGACCCGTCGCTCTGCGACGATTGACGGGGCAAAGGAGATCAAGTTACCACTTGTTTTAGATGGGACAAGCCCCGCCGCTGCGCGGCGCTCAGGGGCGCTAACGCACCCCGTAGCACCGCCAGCAGAGACCATTGCGGAAGCCTTAGCTTTTACGCGGTCTTCCCAATGCTTACGCTGATCTGCAACGGCGCTCATGCGACCACCCTGCATGAAAAAGCCAGCTCAACCAACCATTGTGCGAAAGCTGGCGGCGTACGCTCACGCTCAGCGCGGCCCATGTTCTCGACTGGAACCAGCTCGTGATTGCTTTTGCAGTGATGCAAAGCAGGAACCGGAGCGCCTACCAGGTAAAGCGCCGTTTCCTTTTGACCACGGTGACCAAACCAACTTTGATAGACAGGAAAAAGGACACCGCCGAATTCATCCCGCAAGCCGTACGAAAGGCAATTAAATTCCTTCCAAAGGTCCGAGCTGGCCGGATGCTCAATAACGCCACCGAAACGGCGAACCATTGACATGGACCAACGGGCAAGGTCTTTTTCGCCAGGTCGTGGCAAAGCTTTGGATTTGTACTTCCCCCAAGCACGGCAAGGAGGATGGAAAACGGCAGGGCAGCCGCCCGACCAGCTCAGTGCGTCGCGCTTGTGGTCATAAGCATCAACGCCCGGAATTTCCTTGTAATGGGAATCCTCGCGCACAAAGAGAGCAGCAATCATGCTGTAACCTGTTCGCATGACACACCGCTACAGACTACCGGACCGGGTGAAGGAACGACAGGCCGCAGAATTAAAAGCCCGTTTTGCCAAATCTTGGAAGACTCCACCACCTCAGGCGAAAACTCGGTTATGGCCTGTATTTCTGCTGGCGTTGCTGCTGTGGTTCGCTTGGAAACGATAACGGCAATGTGGGCCTCAGGCCAGTCGACGTTATAGCCAAGGTCACCGCATACCCGAAGGTATGCGGCGAAGGTGTCATGGTGCCGAAAGAACTTGACGCGCAACGACTCGGGCAAGTCGTTGGGCGAAGGAAGGTGCACGGCGTACATCAGAGAGACCGTGCGAAAGAATGACCGCCAAACGACAGGCCATAAAGCCAGGACGTTTTGCGACGAACACAAGCAGCTTGCCAGATGCCGACAGGGTGCGAAAACTGCGAACGCAACAAATAGCTTGTATCGATGTTCACAGGCTCATCCCCCCAAGTGCCATGCCGTGTGCGTTGACGATTTCCACATCAACGGCATGTTCAGCGCCATCAGCGCGAGTGACAGTGATGCGAATCGCGCCCACTTCATCCGAGGACGAGAATTCAGACCCAGCGACGCCACGCG